AGCATTCGTTGTACTATGCTACTTAAGTAATTTATTGCCGAAAGAAACATTGTGAGCGGTCTTTTCTTCGCTCCCCTCGTAAACACAGTGTGTTTAAGGAGTGGTGGGTGTTTTCCTTCGCAGTTCACGAATTTTCAGTTGTGAACAAACGGCTCTATTTCTAATGAGCAAGCGGCATTCAGCTGCTTGAATATTAGTGCCTGGATATCGGGAATATCGTATAAGCTACACTTCATTAGCTCATGCTTTATCCCGAGGGGTATACGTTCGGAGATTGTGGTCAAAAGACCTCCCCTTTCAGTAGTATACTCAAGACATCCTGATGTCTTTCCCCATCTGAGATTGGACTTATGCTCAATCTTAGTATTGTATCCTTCCATTGCCTCGATCGTCGTGATAGTCTCACCGATGTTTCGGGTCATGGTTCTGAGCTCCTTCGGATCCGGAATAAATCTGGATTGCCATTCTTCCTCCTCCTTTTTAGTTAGGGGCAGGTATGGCGTTGGAAGGTCCCTGTTCATTCTAGATAGCTGACAAAGCCATCTTTTCGGACAGGTTCTGAGTATAGGATGCGTTTCCTCATACTCGGCTCCAATGTAAGCTGCTCTGCATTCATAGCAGAACTGCTTAATGTTCTCTATCATATTCTCATACTTACCCCTGCAAAAGGATAAGATGTAGCGTAAGAGAACGCCTTGGTAAGAATCCTTATCAATTAAATGATGATTCTTTTTTACTCTCAGGACCATAAATGTGGCCCTGAGCACATCGGCCATGGTCAACCATGCGGCCCGATGTCTTTGAATGGTCATTACAGCCTCCTTTAGAGTGCTGCTGACCTTCATTAGGACTTTATCTAAGTCCTTTAAGAGCTTTTCCTGATTTGGAAAAGCCTGTGACTCCTTTATCTTGGAGTCCCTTAGAGAGTACCTCTCTAGGAATTTTAGATTCCCCATATCTAATAAGATCTGAGGATCTATATTTTCGGAGCATTCCGTAAAGCTCTCCGATCGGGACATTCTTACCGTCAATTTTGACGGTGCGTCCGGAACCTCTTGTATTATCACGAGGCTCTCGTCGCGTTCCCCTTCCAAATCTATTTTGATTTGGGCTACTTCTCCTGTTCTGAGGAACATTTCGATTTCTTCGATTGTTACCTCGTTGATTAGAACTTCGAGATTTCTCAGGGTCTTCTTTCTTCTGACTCCTCGGAGATTTATCCGAGCCTTGAGTCTTTTGAGAGACCTCCCTGATTCCTTCTAAGGAGTCTATTACTCCGTTTTCAGAGTAATAGGTTCTACATTTCTCTATGGATAGCTTTCCCGCTACCATGAGTTTGTGGATTTTGTCCTTATTTTCATGGAAGAACTCGGCTCTTATGTGCCATTTGTCTTCAATAAGGCCAGGAAGTTCATCGTAGTCTTCCAGGTCCTTAGCCTTTGCCATTCCGGAAAGCGAGTTTTCTATAAACTCGTATTTAAGAATGTCTTTACAGAGATCTTGGGATCTGACCCATATCTCTTGTATCCACAAAGGAACTGCCTTGGAGGAGTGTTCGGACCATAGCTCTATTAATTTAGAGCTTAGAGCACCGTCACCTCTAGGCTTAACTTCAGAAACGATTTCACTCCAAGATTTTCGTTTCTCCTGAATCTTTTCCTTCACTTCATAGACATCTTTCAAGTCCATGAATCCGGAAAGCGCCCA